CCGAGGACTTCGGAGTAGGTCGCTGTAAATGAATTGATGCCCGATTCGCTGGTCTGTTGCTCAACGCCCGGATCGACCCACTCCCATTTAGGTGTCTGCCATTCAACCGGGGTAAACCGTCTGCGATCGCTCAGGATGTCGAATGACGAAGGGAATCCTTCTAGGCCAGTACTGGCTGCCCTGGTGCAAAACTGATCCCAAACGGGCTGTAGCAAGTGCCTGATAAGGTATTTCTGAATGATCCGAAACCGCCGCCGGTCTTCGAGTTGGCTGGTCCGGCTCGAACTGTAGCTGGTCTGCGAATAGTCCCGAGCTACAACCTCGTAGGATAGCCCGGTCCCTACCGCGATCCCTCGCAAGATAACCTTGGTCCATTCGCCCGCGCTAGTGTTTGGCCGCGTAGGGTTGATTACCTCGACCGATTCGTTGGGGTTAAGCTCGAATACTAATCCTGGCTCTAAGTATCGCTCTTGGTTGCCCCTTCTGTCGGTCCCATCGCCCGCATCTGGGTCGCTGAGCCTGCCTAATGGTGTCTCGGTCTTGATTGCCGCCGTAAAGCAAGACGCGATAGCCGAGGCTTGGAGTTCGTTGTCGAGGTACGTTCCAAGGTCTCTGATCGATGCTAGGGCTGGAGCGAACCACGTAACGCCGCGAGTCTGGCCGACTCGATCCTGCCTGAATAGGTGGATAATCTCCCTCGCTGGGATTTCCTTCGGCGTTCTGGAGACTGCGTAAGGCTGCAACGGATGATCGTCATAGATCATATAGGCAAGGGGCTTGCCCGATTCATCAACCTTGATGCCGCGAATAACCCTCGTTCCGTCGCCGCGATCGATGCCTGTGTTGTAGGTATCGCGATCGGTCGCTAGCCTGTCGGCTTCGATGATCTCAAGGGCCATCGGGATCGGTCGAGAAATACCGCGGTATTCCGTCGAGGGCAGATTGACAATGCGGATAAGCACTTCGCCCGCTTCGACCATTTCGCGAAGGGCGATGATCTGGATTTCTTCGAGGGTCAAACGCCCGTTGATGTCGGCCACTTCGGACCATTCGGACCAAGCCTTATCTCTCAGGTCGTTGATGTCCTCGATGTCATCACCTTCGGGAGTCTCGAAGGTCGATTGGGCCTGGATGCCCGCGCCGACAACGGAAGAAACGATGGTATCGACCACGCCCCAGGCGTAGGAGTTGTCTCGTACCAATCGCCTAGCCTCTGCCCTGAGTCGATCGGCCCCGAATGGCCCCATAAGCTCTTGGTCGGCAGGTAGGTTCTTTGGGTGCCTGTTGCTCGATACTCGCGATGGCTCGGCCCCTTGGTACGATCTGGCAAGGGCCTTGCGTGCTTGCTGCCGTCGCAATCCTGCGATGGGGCTAACTGCCGAAACAACGGAATCGATAAATCGAGTAATCATCGACGGCCCCCTACGATTCTGCCGAGGGAGATTCCGCCCGATCCGCTTTCACGCTGGACTTGATGCAGCAAGTCTTTTCGCTGCTCAAACAATGACGCTAGGTCGAGCTTGGTAACGGTCCTAGAGCCAATGGAATACTGAGAGGCTCCCCCGTTTACGAGGGCCTCAATAGCTGCGTCGATTAGTGCTAGAAGGCTTGCCGCTGATGCCATGCGTAAATAGTTGCATGGCTTGCTGGCCCTTGGTAGATGCCTCTACTATTCCAATAGTAGACTGCTACAAATTATTTACGCTCTTGCGTCCATGTATGCCCGCAGAAGGAGCATTTGCAGTACCGGACGTTAGCCGTCGTGCAATAGACCCTTGAGTAGCTTGTCCCGACCGGTCGGCGCGATTCGCATAGGGTGCAGGGCCTTGCCTCGTCTTCGCGGGGGATGGGGTAGCACTGCTCGATAATTTTTCCGTTTTCGTTGATCGTTTCAACCCTGGACACAATATCCGTCGATGGGTCGTGAGTTACACGAACCGCCACCGCTGGCCCATATTGCTCTTCCCAGGTCAAATTAGTTTTTAGCTTGCTTTGTCTCTTGCTCATATCATCCTCTTCGTTTGGGAATCCATCCGCCTTGTCGCTGCCTGAATCGCTGCTGCCCATGCCTGTAGGCTTGCTGCACCGGCTTGGCTTGTTTCGGCTCATCGCCTATGTGCTTCGGGGCAACCTCGATTTCCGATGGGGCGATAAGCTTGACGCCGCAAGCCTCGGACCCTGCCGCCGCCATGTAAGTTGCATCGAGCCAATGATTTTCGCCCTCTTTGGGGAGCCAATAGGTTTTAGCCCCTTTGCCCTCAGTGAACTTAGTTACCAGTTCTTCGGCTGCAATATGCTGCGCGTACTGCGAATGTCTTTTTTCCCCTTCTGGAGTAAACACCGAAAGCGAGCCGCGCCGAAGCATGTTGTTTTCATCGAAGGTCGGCGTCAAAAACCTTTCGTGAACAAACTGCTTCCAGTAGTCTGTATCCAAATCGTAAAGCCAAACCTTAGCCGCTGGCAAGTGCTGCGCGTGAATGTTTGCCCCTGCGATGGTTGTCGATGTCGTCTTGGTCTTTGGCTTGTATGCTGGAATTCCCTTGGACGGGTGGAAGATGCCGCTAACCTCTCGGCAGAACTGGTACGCCGCATTTGTAAAGGCCCCTGAATCAACTAGGCAAAAATCGATTGCCCGCCGCGTTCCGGTCGTGTCGATGAATTCTTTCTGTAGCAGCTCATCCCGAAGGGTTAGCAAGGCTTGGTAAATCATCGGCTCGCTAGCTTCGTGATCCATGCTCTTATCGGTCCCGTAGACCTGTTGGAATCCATAGTCCGCCACAATGCCCCCTGCGCCATGCCACCAAGCAGTAACAACCCAATGGAGCGTATACTTGCCCAGGTCGATCGCCGCTGTCAGAGCTACGGTATTGGCCGGTAGTTGCCGCCGAACCAATCCGCTTATCCGCGACTCGACAAGAGCGGGTGTAATGCCAAGCCCCATTGGCCCGGCTTCTTCGGGTGGGTCGTTGTCGTCTTCTGTTGAAACCGCTTTTTGGCCACGGTCGGCAACGCGATTGAAGTAGCTGTGGACCGCCGATAGCTCCATCGGTTCGCCGTCGCTGTGGGTCTTGCGGGAATAGCTAGCCTGATTGCTTACTACCGCCCCGCGTTCAATCTCGGCTTGGTTGTCGCGGTAGAAACGAAAAGCCTCCCTAGCGTCCGGGTCGTCGGCTTTGCGTCCCTTGCGTAGATCGATGTATTGCTCTATCAAGTCCATTCGATCCGGCTTTGTAACGAGCTTGCGGTATCGCTTGCCCCTCCAAGATGGTTTCTGCTTAGGGTCTGTGTACTTGAACGCGATACACTTCCTATTCTGGATCGTGCAAAGCATTACCCGCGGTATTCGCTCTGAGGACTGCCCTAGCCCGCCGATGTCTTGCTCGATGATTTCTTCGTTCTTGGCTATCATTGTTTCGCTGGCCGCTGCTTCCCGGTCTTCGATGTCGTCGAGAATTGCCAAGGTTGGCCGCGCCGATCGGAACTTGGTCCCACGGATCGCCCCGTCGATTCCCAGGCTGTAGAACACTTGACCCCTGCTACACGGCTCGATCTCTTTGGGCCAATCGGGAATCTGCGTTCGGTTGATCGTAGGAAAGACAAAGAATTCCGGCCCGATAACGATATTGGTCGATTGCCCGCCGCATGTCTGCATTCTACCTCGACTCGACCAACCGCCAACGGCCTGAAACGGGATGCCGATTTCTGGATAGTCCGCGATAAACAGGTCGTTTTGCTGCAGTTGCTCAACTAGGTCACGCACTTCCTTTTTTGCCTTGTCTGCGTTTTTCCCAATAACGACGGGAAACGTAGATAGACCCCGGACCATAAGGTACAAGGCAACGCGAATAGCTAAAGTCGTTTTACCTTCGCCTCGAGGCCCTGCGATGCCTTGGTCGCCGCCGTACTTGGCCGCGTCGATGATCGATTCGATCATGGCTAGACGATCGCTAGTCCACGCCTCAAAGAACTGCGAGCCAAAGTACGTTGAGAGCCAAAGAGAGCAATCGGACTCGGCCTCAAGACGCCTCGATAAATCCACAGGGGGCAGGATAAAAATATCCCGTTGGCTAGCCCGCTTCTTGGCCATCAAGTCGCGTTGGTATGCTCGACGGTCGCCCTTAATCGGGTCGGCTTGCGATGCCGTTTTCGGATGCAAGCTTAGCAAGCTCTGCAATTGGGACAGACTGAGCGAGCTCAAGAAGTCGGAGTCGCTGCTCATTTTCTTTTACCTCCCGCTTCGCGTCGAGTTCTTCGCGTTTGCAGTCGATTGCATCCGCTGCGAGAAGCACCTTGGCCGCATCGATCGCCAAATCTGGATCGGACAGGCATTGCATTAAAGCTTTCTTGATCGCCTCTTTGTCGACGTTCCATTTTTCCTTGAGAGCTCGATTGACCAAGCGTAGATCCTTTGCCGTCTTGATCTCCAAGCAAACCGCCCCCTACCCCGCGAAACCGCTTGCTAACGTGCTAACTTTCATCTGAAATCCTGGGCTAATGATCTG